AACCTTTGCGATCACAGCTTCTCTATGGCGACATGACCATCGAGCCAGAATCAGACCCCTATCAAGTTATTCCTGGGGATTGGGTCACTTTGGCGATGCAACGATGGGTTGACTATCCTCAAACCTTAAAAATGTCCCATATTGGTGTGGACGTGGCGCGGGGTGGGATAGATAAGACGGTGTTGGCTCTGCGATGGGACAACTGGCTTGATAGACTCAGGGAATTTGATGGAAGCCAGACCCCAGACAGCAATATTGTCGCGCAGCAGATTGCCTCCTGTATGGCGAACATTGGGGTAAAGGTACAAATTGACGTAATTGGGGTGGGCGCTGCGGTTCACGATACCTGTCGAGGGATGAAAATGCACGTTATTCCCTTGAAAGGAAGTGAAGCCGCGAAGGATGGAAACGGCGAGTATTTGAAAGACAAAAGCGGACTCTTGACTTTTGCTAATATGCGGACTTATTGGTACTGGAATCTGCGAGACTTATTAGACCCCAAGAATCAAATCCCGATCTGTTTACCTCCCGACGATCAATTAAAAGAAGAACTCTGTGCATTCCGGTGGTGGGAGTCTGGGAAAACAATAATGATTACCAAAAAAGATGATATTAAGCGTATTATCGGGCGATCGCCTAACTTAGCCGATGCGGTATGCTATGCGTTTGCTAAAACTTACCGAGAAGGACTGGCTGATTGGATGAAAAAATAGATCACAACCCAATAAAACAGTCAATTTGAAACGTGGAAATTGCTACCCAGAGCCGAGAAGAAGTTTGTTGCACTGTTGTAGCGTTAACTTCCCCTTTTAGCTGTACCTTGGCGGTTGAAAGCTCTATGGCTCTAACAACCTCCTCGTTGATGGAAAATATCCCGTGTCTGGCATAAATCGCCTCGGTTGCTTTTTCTATCTCGGCATTTAATCGGGAGCTACAACCCATCGAAATCATCACGTTTCCTACAAGAGATCCCAGGTCAGAGGTATACCAATCTATCGCACCCGTCCGCTCCCCCACCATTAAATCCCGCCCAAAATCGAGGTCTTTTAGAAAGAATGCTTTGAGAAATGCTTGTTCAACTTGAGGGACAAACAATTCTATGGTCTGTTTTAATTCTTGGCGATAATTCACGGGATAATATTAGTAGTTAAATTAATTTTTTATGTTCACACTCTCTAATTCTAACTTACCCGCAACAATCCTGAGTCCATTTAATTTATCGGCTCCTATTTTGTCTGCACAAGGAAATCAGACATTAGCTCCTTTATTTCAAACTAAAACATTTCACAAATACCCTGGCGTTAACCCTTCCCCAACAGAGCTAACAACCCCTGATGCCGTCTTTACCCTTTATAAAATAAATCTGCCTTTTTTAGCTGTTCTACGGGTCGGGATAAACAATTTTATTCAAGCCACAAACCCAGATAGATTGACTGGGCAAAGATTCTATTTACAAAATACTACTGTCTATTTTGCGACTAATACCGTTCCTGATAGTATTAATTTAACCGTAGAATTTAACGCCCCTATCCCCAGGGTAATGTGTGAGTTGATAGTTACCGTTCCTTCAGGAATGATTGTGTCTCAAGTTTTAAATAGAGGTGTCCCTCTTAATTTTGGGCAAGTAGGGGAGCGAGTTGTGATTGATTGCTCTAATTCCTGCTGTCGGATTAGAGGAGGGGAAACTTTGGAGATGACAGGGCAATATACCGCACATCAGGAGCTAATCGGTAAACTCAATGTCTTTAATATTGGGGAGAACTTGGGATTTATTGATTATGTAGAATGGAGAGGTAGACGGTTTGTTGAGCAACAGGGAGAATTTACACCTGGTCAGTTTTTCTGGGATGATGCCATTCAATCTTTAAAATTAATCACTTGATATTATGCCTATTGTTTCCCGTCCATTATTTAAAAGTAATATTGTCAAAAATCCCCCTAGCCTTCCAGTTCCGATAAAACTGGGATCATTAACTGTTACAAAAAGTTTCCAAGATCATCCCAGCGCCTCAATTACCTATGAAGGGATTACAGAAGAAGATATTAGCAGTTACGAGCAGGTTTATAATCCTTCAAGGAATACAAGAATCACCATAGACGGGATTCCATTTAGAGTTGCTCCCGATGGCGGTTATAGCTACGAAAGAACTGGATATTTATATAAAGGAACCAAAAAAATAAATGTTTATACTGTCTCAATCAACCTAGAAGGATGGTGGAAGGTTTATTGTTCACGGTCGGTGAAAATCAAGCCTTTGGTTAATATTGCCACGGGGACATTATCGGCGAGTCGGTTGGCATCCAAGGCGGGTGTTAATCTGTCTGGGGGTTTTGACATCTTCATTGATGAAGTTGGCGAAGACTCTATGATTTCCCTGGATGATGTATTGGAGGAATATGCCTTAGTAGAGGGCTGTTACGTCCATTATGGGCAGTTTGTCGCATTGAAGAATATCAATTCTGGCTCTTCTTATAGTTTTAGTTGGGGAGAACAAATAGCGGACGGATCTAACCAGTTAGGTGTCGCACCCTATTACAATGGAGCCGCGTTGACATGGACTCCAAGGGAAAGTAACAAAGAGCAAGTTGACCCAAATTCACCTCCCGAATTCGAGGAAAAAGAACCTGAACTTAAAACCGAATATGAATACGACCAAGACCTAACAAGCCCACCAAAAGGAACAGCTAAATTAAGGAGTTTAGACAGCAACTTAGATCAATCCGGCCCCAAGAAAGTCAGTAGAACAACCTACTCAATTGACGGGCAAACAGACAGAGAGGTTATTGAAACCTGGGGGTTTGCTTATTATTTAAAAGACTTTAGCGGTGGTCGCGGTGGTTTGATAATTAATAATCCAGCGAATTTCTGGAAGTTGATTGAATATCAAGAAACTCGCTATTATTATCAGGCAGTAGAACCACCAATTTACACACTTACTACACCTCAGAACACAAAAGAAATAGAATATCAATTAGTTGTACACCCAGATTATGAAGAATATTTAGAAAGTGCGGGGATTAAGGGGATTCAATCCAAGGTTTCAAATGCTAAATACTTAACAAGTATTGTCACGTCTGGATGGAAATTAAGCCGATTTCAACAGGAAGAACCAGGAGGGGATACCGATACAAGTCAGATGGAGGTAGACGACAAAGGGAGAAAGCCTTGGCTTCCAGTGGTTACTTTTCAAAAGATAAACAGGCGGGACGAAACCAGCTTTTACATCAAATCAATGCGCGCAGACTATGAACAGGATACAGTCCCTTACAGCATTGAGTGGGTTTTTTGGGATGAAATGGATGAGGAAATGCAGCGAAAGATGTTCACAAAGGTTACACCCCCAAAAGAGGGTTCTAATCGAATGTTGAAAGTGGGCTTAATTACTGCTGACATGGATTTTGTAGAACCGATGCTGGTCTGGACGGAATCTCGTCAAGCGTCATCTATTGCAGTAATGGCTCATCCTGATTCAACCGACGAAGATCCTCTGCCAGCACTTGTTACAGGAGAGGAAAGTTACTATCAATCAATTTGGACTAAAAAGAACGACGAATATTCAACCGAGAAAATAGTGGAGTTAACCGCATCGGGAGCAGGGTTTGTTGATGGGGTTGAGAATGTTCGATATCGGGAGATTCAGGGTAGACCCCCAGAAGCTCAATACAGGAAAACAACATGGGAGCAACAGCAACCCAAAAAAACCTATACAAAAAGTGTTGTAACGACAAAAGAAGGTGTCGGAAAACGCTACTTTGTCTACTCTGATTCAATCCCTGAATGGGCAACAGAGGGGGGAGAGAGTCTAAGTTTTGGGGCTGCATCTACCCTTGAGCAAGCAGAAAAAGCAGCCAAAACTCAACTTACAATTGACACCCTTCAAAGCACCCAAGAAACCCGAACAGTTAGCTGGCACTTCCCAAATATTGAAGGGGGAGATTTTTGTACTTTTAGTGGGGATAGATTTCAGGGAAGATTTAGAGTCTTATCGGCTTCTTATACCCTTGAATATGATGGAAGTCAGAATGCCTACGGATTAGATCCAATCTGTAAAACGGACGGCACAAAGCTAACACTAGGATTGTCGGACAGTCGCTCTATTCGTATTGAGACAATAGAAGATACTGTCCCATCTAATGAAGGTTCAGATAATAGCCAAGGGGAAGATCCAAAGGTAGACAATAATGCCACTATAATTACTTTAGGAGGGGTTTTACCCTCAACTGTCCCCGGTCGGAGGAATTAAATGTCGTCCCCAAAAGAAAGAGAATTAGCAGCCAAACTTTTAAGAATATTAAGCAGTGGACAGCCAACCTGGAATATTTCAGGAAATTCCATCACTGGTAGATATGGAGGGAAAACGGTAAGAGCAACAAACCAAACCAGAACGTTAAGGGAATCAGTAGCATGGCGACGGTAAATCAAATCGCATCTCAGGCTTTAAGTCGATTAAACGCTCTTAACAAATCAGTGTTAATTGGCAAGGCTTACCCTCTGGGGAATAGTGGATCTGTATTCTCTGGGATGGGTAAAAGTTTTGTAGCTAAAGGTGTGGTTACAGGGAATGCGATCGCCTTTAAACACAATGGTAAATGGCAAGTAATTCAAGGATAAATGAGTACAATGGTAAACAATAAAATATGCTGACTTACGCTGGTATTCCCTCTCAAATTCCTGCTCCGGTTGTCTCAGTAATTTCGGGAAGTTTAACAACTCCGGTTTCGGGTTCGTTGTATTGGCAGATGCGGAACCGCCAAGGATTTAACCTGTATTCCCCTCCAACCGCCATCAATTTAACAACGGGTCAAGGTGTGACTGTAATTGTGCCTAACTGTAACTGTGAGGGGTATGATCCAGTCTCCTATGTGCTGTCATTCTCCCCGACAAATACCTATTTAGCTGCTTATGTTATAGCCACTTACTCAGCTTCAGATACTTTACCTGGGACGCTAACACTTAACAAAAATGAATACTTCGTTACTCAAAAAAGCGTAGCGAATACCTCTCAAATCCCTGTTAATAAAATCGACGGGATGCGGGTTTACGTTGACGAATGGGGAGAAATCAGAGAATGGCAAGACAGTCAGTGGCTGAGGGTTTATCCCCAAGAATTCCAAACCTTAGTTACATCAACTCGTTCGGTAAACGGCTGTGATAGGTTGCTTTCTGAGTTCACAGATGAGCAAAAAGAAATTATTATCCGTCCCGATTATGCAGTTGACAGAAGTTATTCCGAACCCGTCAAATTTTGGCTAAGAAACGAAACGACATCTCCCTATTTTGCGGGGAGATCCATATCAGTAGGGATATCGTGGGGGGATACAGACTTAACTGATCTGTTTTTTGGTGCGGGTGCGGTCAATTTGACATTTTTGGGGTACGTCAAATTGACCGATGGATCTCTGGATACCTCCGCCCCTGGGGGTGGGGAGATGACGGGAATTAACCAAAGAATTACTTATACCAACAACAATTCGGGATTAATTTTAGAGAAAGATTTGCCATCGGGATATGCCTATCTAGTTGCTGTGGAGATTCAGGTTGACGTGGCAAGTTTAGGGGGGAGAGTAGCCGAGAATGCTCAGATAGAAGTTAGTCTATCAATCGGGGAGCGTGTTGGCTATTATTCGGGTGTGGCTGCAATCATTGGTAATTTGATTAGTGCGGGATTGGATCTACGTCGGATTGTCCCTGATACGGGTTTGAGTGCGATCGCCTTATCAGGATCGGGAATAGTAAATGGCAGATCATTTATTGGTGTGGGAGAGCGTGGGGTCTTTGGTTTAGTTGCCAACACTGCCAATCAAATCGTTGCTATTAACGGGAATGGGACTTGTTTTGCAGTTTCGCAGTTAGGATCGGGTCAAACATTAAGAGCTAAAGTCGGAACATTGAACGGTTGCGGGAAAGCAATCGTGGCAGGGAATGTAACGTTAAGCTCTTCAATACAATTGCAGATTAAATTAACGCATCCCACAAATATCAGATCCGACTATCTTGATGTCATAGCAGGAAATTCAAAAGGGAACTTCAATGCTACAGATATATGGATTTGGGTAGGGGGGAATAAGTTTACCATTCCAGTGCAGTTAGGCGAAGCGACTCAAACTATTACTTTAACTGGATCTGGCGGAGTGGCAACTACTGTTCCTGTTTCAGAATTGGGATTGTATAGCCCTGTAATTGACTCTGTAACTGCCATCAGTGGGACTTCAGGTTTTGCGAATGGGAGTTATTTGATCACGGTCGCATATTATTATACAAACACTGTGACATCCATCTCTCACCAAGGGATTTTAGAGATGGATTCTGACATTTTGAGTTTTATTGAAAACTCAGCTAAAAAATACGCTTTAGTATTTGGATAATTTCGTGAAATACTCCGACCCGCTATATGTCAAGTGCTAATCACACTTCTTGTGGGAATTTCTTAAATTGAAAATGCAATCAATAAAAGAGGGGTTAAAATTATTTATAAATACTTATTTTTATGAAAAATGCCTGATATTAGTACACAACAAGCGGATGCGGCTGCTTTAATTAGAGAGCAAATAGAAGCACTGGAACACCCTGCACAGACACTTCCCTACTGGGAGGTTTATCGTGCTATATCGAGTGAAGGCGTAGGGGGAGGGGGAGGGGGGTCTACAGATGTCTCTAGCTTGGCTAAAGAAACAACCCTTGAAGCAGTAAACGCCAAGATTCCCAGTCTTTCTAATAACAGGATTCCGGTTGAGTTTCCCGCGACCAACCTAACAGCAGATTGGAGGATTTTAACAGCAGGGACAACAACTATTCCCGCAGGGAGTTGTTATGTCTACATAACGATTTTAACCGGAACTGTAACGATTAATGGGCTGACAAAAACAGCAACAAATGGGATTAATGACATTGTGAATTTGGAGTCATGTTTACCCGCGCGACATCCCGCCATCACAATCATTGTTCCAGAAGGGGCATCCGTTGAACTAATAAGGGGGTTTTAGATGGGCGTTGGACAATTAATTAGGAATGTGATTACAGCTGAAACCGATCCAACGGTGGCAAATTTCACAAAATCATTAACTTCCAATAATACAATCTTAACGGCTGTTAACGCCGCGACTGGCACAATTTCAGCATCGGTTTTGCCATCTTATGTTGATGATGTCTTGAATTTTGCTAACCTTGCAGCGCTTCCGGTTGCGGGTGATGCTGGCAAAATTTATGTCATCGAAGATAACAACAAAGTCTACCGATGGTCAGGTTCTGTTTATGTTGAAATATCAAGCTCGGCAACGGCGGGGGAGGCGTTAAAACTAACAAACGCCCGGACAATTTCAACGACAGGGGATGCTACTTACTCAATTAGTTTTGATGGTTCAGCTAATGTTTCAAGCGCAATAACTTTAGCAACGGTTAACGGGAATGTTGGGAACTTTGGGAGTGCTAGTTCAATCCCTACTATTACCGTTAACTCCAAAGGTCAAATAACAGCAGTTTTAAGCAACAGTATCGGGAATGAATTAATAGCTCTCCAGGCATTATCTGACACGGGAGGATTTCTCAGGAAAACAGGGGACGGGACTTATTCGATTGATATTAATTCTTACCTACCCTTGTCAGGGGGAAATGTAACAGGCAATTTGGGTTTAGGAGTAGCTTCGCCAACCATCAAGCTTTCAGTAGGAAGATTGGGGGGGGCTTTTACTGTTCCCACGTTGAACGCCAATACCGCCTTGCTACTCACTGCTGGTGGTGGGACAGCAGCTTCTGGTTCAATTATCAGTGTTTTGGGTGGAAACACCTCTCAAGTAGGGGTTGCATTTGGTGACACGGATGCGAGTGAGCAGGGTGGGGTTTATTATCTCAATTCAACAGATACACTAAGCCTTCGTGCAGGAAATTCAGTCAGAATTTTAGTAGATAGTACCAGCACTACCTTTAGCGGTGCGACCGAATCAACCTCTACTACTACAGGCGCGATTCGTGCAGCTAGTTTGGGGATTACGGGTGCTATTTTTGCAAATACTGTTAGCGCAAATTCCTATAATCTAATTCCTGTTGGGAGGGGGGCA